ATACACCCAATAAATTATCAACAGTATCAACGCTTGTTGTTACATCCATTATATTTGATACCGTTTTGTATGACTTGGATAATTCACTCCTTATTTTATCCCTAAATTCAGAATTAAGTTTTCTTAACTCTGGATCGGTAAAGTTTCTATCACCATATTTTTTTGTCAAAATACTCATAGAATCATCTAATTTTTTAAATGAATCAATGCGTGTTATCATATAGTCCAGATCTTTAATGTAATTCAAACCTTCTTTTGTGATAGTTTTTTCTTCCATTTTATTAAGTGAATCATATAAGCTATTTCTAAATAAAGAATTCATAAATTCTTCTTTTTGCACGCCAAAATCAAGGTTTGATTTTTTGGCTATGACATCAATAATATTGTTGCCTGTCACATCTCCCCAAGCCCTTGAAGCATCTAAAAGCTTTGATTCTGCTGATTCATAAAGAGCCTTGGCTGGCGCTACAAAAACAGCTAGATCATCACTCATAGCATTAGCCAATTCAACACCACGTTCCCCAAGATCTTTTGTAATTTCTGGGGTTATTATGCTTCTAGCCTCATCTCTTATATTATCAAAATCTTGGTTAATCTTTTTCTTGAGACTATTAGAATACAAAGATGGCGGGCTTTTTATTTGATCTGCTACCAGATCTCGATATCTTTTTGATGTTGTTAATTGTGCCTTAATAGGCTCAAGTCCGGATTTTTTAATAGTATCTGCTATTTCTGTGGCGCTTTCTTTTAAAGTAGCAGCAAAATCTTTGGCTACATCTAAACCTCGTTCTAGCCTTTTTCTAACGTATCTTGTAGCTCCAGGAAGTATCACGTTTGCTGCACCTTCTAAAAAACCTGCCTCTGCTGATTTGATCGGGTTTAATTCCTCTCTAAGCCCCGAATATTTTGCAACGGCTTGTCTCAATGTTTCTGCCGTAGCAGCACCGGCACCACCAAGCGCAAAGGCACCACCTGGACCACCAATAGTAAAACCAGCAGCACCAGCTGCGCCAGCAATACCACCCTCTATGACATCAGATAATAAATCAGTAGCATCAAACCAATCTAGGCCATCTGGATCAATCTTTTGAAAAGATGCCTGATCTGGCTTTTTAACTTCAACCTCACCATTTACAACCCTTGTTTGATATCCCTTTTTTTCTAAATATCTTTGTTGTAAAACTGGCTCATCGCTAATCAAATTTTTAATAGCAAATCGATCTAAAGAACCGACACCTTGCACATTAACTGCTGGCCTATTTGATGCTACCTTATTATAAATTTGATTTCTTGCCTTAATAGCCATTTGATCTTCAGGATTTTCTTTTAAAAATTCTGTCGCTATTTTGTATTTTTCAACATCGCTATCATCAACTCCAAGCCTAGTTTTTGCTTGATTATATTCAGGACTACCATAAACCTCTGGATCTGAAATTGTGTCGAGAATGTCTTTATCTGTTTTGATACTCGGCATTTTAATCCTCTCTCATTAGTTCTTGTAGTCGTTTCCTAGCACCGGTTGGAGTAGCTGGTATCATTTGTTGTTTTGATACACCAGGTAATAAGCTTGGCTGACTTGTCATTGTGCTTTGCGGAATACCTTTGTTTTCTCTAAAATCAAATCCTGTGTCTATCCTAAGTTTAATATTATCCTCAACTTTAGCGTTAAAGTCGCTTTTTAGTTTTTCCAAAGATGTCAAAATAGGATCACCACCGGTTGATATTTTAATTCCCAAAGGATCTTTTGGAATAATTGCATTAATTAAATTCTCATCGCTTTCGCTTAAAACACCAAGTTTAGCCATGTTCTTATATTGTATTAATAACTGTTTTGATAATTGCTGACCTCTTTCAACTGCTGGCCTATTATAAAACTCAAAGCCATATTCTTTTCTGAGATCTTCCATTTCTTGTAAGATTCTGTTTACTTCATTTTTTGAAATTATGACATCTTTTAACTCTTTAGCGTCTTGCTTTGTGAGAGCTAACCCATAGCCAGGAACCAATAGCTCTTTGTTTATTTCTGCTTTGTCTTTGTACCCTCTTTCAAATCTTTCTCTTTTTGCCGCATCTGCTGCTTGCTTAAGTTTGAAATACTCATCAAGCTTTTCGGTTGGAATGACACGATCAACGCTTACAACATTGGTTTCAGGGTCAATTACATTAACCCTATGAACAGACGATAGTAACGATGGTGCTTGGCGTTTAAGAGCATCCTCAGCAGATTCATCTTGTTTGACATCAACACCAACCAAATCAGCTAAACCACCAAGAGAAGGGACATCATAAAGTTTCATCTCTCGTTTCTCACTAGGCAGTAAAATGTCCTGTTCGGAAAGCCTTCTGAGTTTTGTGGCGTGTTCTAGTTCTTTTGCTGATGCTTCACTTTTTGCAATATCCTGCTCGATTTGCTTCTGCCTTAACTCATTCAACTCGCTTTGTTCAAGGCTTGATTTTATGCCAAAAACGCTAGAAGCGATCTGAAGGCCTTTTAGTATTCTATCTAGTGGGTCCTCCGGCTTTTCCTTTGGATCTCTTCTTATTGTTGGTTGTTGTACCGCTACAAATCCCATTTTAAACCCTCGCTTGTTTTGCCATTAACATCGGTTTCAACAATCGCTGCTTTTGATCATCTGGTATATTTAAATTTTCAATAGCAGCAATCCCATAATCTAACGATTCATCTGGGCTTTCTTTTTGCATGGTCATTCGCCTATTCATAGCCGTATCCCCAGCCACATCCCTAGTTTCAACAAGTCTTGGATCTTTTTGTATGTCAGGCTGTTTTGGCTTATTTACCTCATTTAACAAACTTGATCCAGTCGTTAATACTGCGCCAGCACCTGCAAGAATAGGATTACCGGTTAACACTCCTGCTGTGCCTAATACCTGGCCAGCTTTTCCAATGTTCCCGTAAATAGATTCACTTGATGAAGATGGATATTGTGGCCTTCTTGGTAGTGTTACTTGTTTTATTGCCATTTTAAAACTCTCCATTATTTAATCGTATGTAATTTTATTTACGAAGATACCTTACAAATTACATTAGCGAACTAAAAGCTTTAGGGATATCATGGGTAGCATGATATTCGAATATTTCGCTTGGTACACGATCTCTTTGTATTTGGTGACTTGAAAAATCTCCTAAGGGATCAAGTCCAAGAGATCTTCTCGCCATGTTGAGGTTTTCTAGTGTGACAAACTTATTGATATCAAATTCTAATTCAGCAAATTTATTAGATATCGCTGCTTGCGCTTTTTCAAACTCTAAGCTTTGTCTAAATTTTTGGGCTTCTGCCTCTCTTGATTTAGATGCTTCACCTGCCGCAAACCTCTGGCCAGCCATCCTTTCACCTGTCGAATACCTTTGACCAGCCTCACGTTCGCTTGTCAAAAAGCCTCTTTGCTTTTGTGCTTCTCCTGCGCTGAACAATTGACCAGCCTTACGTTCACCTGTCAAAAAGCCTCTTTGCTTTTGTGCTTCTCCTGCGCTGAACAATTGACCAGCTTCACGTTCTCCTGTCAAAAAGCCTCTTTGCTTTTGTGCTTCTCCTGAACTAAATTGCTGACCAGCCTCACGTTCGCTCGTCAAAAATCCTCTCTGCTTTTCAGTCTGCTCTTCTTGGTATTGTTGTCCTAACTTTTCAGATTCAAGCGCAAGCATACCAGATTGTAGCCTTTGCGCTCCCCTAGCTCTTGATTCCATACTTGATTTGATAGCAGCGCCAGATCCCAAAGCACCGGCTTGTGCAAATTGCCTTCTCATTGCCCTTTCCTCTTGCATTTGCCTTGCAGATTCCTGCTTTTTTAGCTGAGATTGGGCAATCTGAAACCTTCTTTCTAATGCGTTTGCCATTAGCGTTTTCCTCTCAGATTAAAAGTTATTGTAATATCAATAATTTTAAAAGCTTGATTAACAGTGTTTTGGTTATCAAACTTAAATTGAATCCTCTTGCCTTTGTGTTTTCCTAAAGACTTTTTAATTTCCACATCATCCCTGCCAGCATCCCAAGTTTCCCTTCCCCATAAAAAGTTACCCCACAAAGTACCACCTGAATCAACCGAAATAGCTTCGGTCGAACCAGACCCACTATCGGAATCTACCCTTATGGTTATGTTCATAAAATAATTGCCAAATAAACCATACAATACGTTTAACCATCTAAAGTCTTTCTGCCAATGCGGATGATCACAATCAAATTCCTTTGTCCAATAAAAGCTATCAATAGCCGAACTATCATCAGAATAGGTGTCTGTTAGCATCTCGTAAATATGTCCAGATGTATTACTCATCGCACAATAAAGCTTGTTATCACATATGGTAAACTGTTCCGCTTCTATGCCTGTCCATGGTGACCACATAAATTTTTGAGATTTTCTTAAATTCTCCATAGAAAAGTCAAAATGATAAATCCGATTGTTTTTCGTTTGCCCACTACCATAGGTAACAGCTATGTAAGCCTTGTTATCAAAGACAATAGCACTCATCCTAGAGATATAGGCGTTTATAATATTTGTCATGTCAGGTTCAATCATGTTCGATTGAAGGTCGCTTTTAACTCCGTTTGATGTCAAAAGAGTTGCATTAGGCTCAACCCCACCACCAGACAAACTAGCAAATCCAACAAATTTTCCAGCTTCGGTTGCTGCGAACATAACTCTATTGTTGTACAAAAAAGGTACAAAAGGACTACGTGAACCATAACTACTGCTAATTCGCACATTGACCCATGTTGCATCATTGACACTTTCCATATAAATAAGCCAAGTCGATTTTTTGCACATGACATAAATGGAGTTATCCCAAACAGCCAAAGCTTGAGGTATGTCAAATGTGTTGTCGCCAATCCTTCTAAAGTTTGTGGCCTTGAAAACATAAGGATTCCCTAATTCAGAATAGACCACCCAATTGTTCCCAGGATCAATTGCAAAGAGCCTGGCCTGATGAAATACCAAAACGCTATATTCTGGTGGTTCTCCCTGATCTGTTGGAGCCGTTACCCCACTAAGATCGCCATCAATAGTGTCATCCTCATATGTCGTTGTCGTATTGTCGGCTAGCTCACCAAGATAGTAATAAACTGCTCCACTTGCTTCTGTCCTATAAATGTTCCTGGAATTGACCCCAAAGCTTGCTGGTGCCACAGGAATAGACGATAAAAGAACATTTTCGCTTGCTGCTGAAACTGTAACAGCAGGAGAAAGATCACCCTCAACCAATGCACTATTGACATATGTCACTTTGTATGCATACACCCCACTTAAAGCCGTTCCGGTAGGTGCGGTTGACGCTGCCGGTGCCGATGTTGGCGCTGGAATACCATGCCTTGTAAATTCGGTGCCGTTGTACTTATAAGGGTTTGATCCACCATTTCCAAAAAAGATATAGTTTTCATACTCTGCAGCAGTGACCCTTTGTCCTGCCGTGAAAACAGATGCCGCACTAGCTACCGCTGTGAAAGTTGTACCACCAAGCGTATAAAGAGTACCGTTATACCATGCGCACATAGTCTCAGTACCACCGTTGTCATGCCTTGTGTAGAACCCGTCACAAGAAAACGTTCCCACCGATGTTGTGTTAACCTTTGATGTGCCGCCTCTTGTCTGGACAGATCTATTACCAAACACGACATTTTGACATGAAGGCGATTCGTTTATGTTGATAAGCTGTTTCGAAAACTTGTTATTCATCCCACCATCAAAGGTGATCTTGTCGTTTTTGGGATAAATAACCTCAAAATTACTAGCCATAACTCCACCTACGTTTGGGGTATGTTTGACGATGAAAAGTAGCAATCTCTTACAGTATAAAAATCATCCCCATGTTGCCGCCTTTGCCGCTGCCTTCTCGCTCTTTCTAGCGCAGTTTCCCACCTAGCAAGTAGTCTATCTGCTAAAGTAAAATTTTGATCTTTTGTGGCCATGATGAAATTAAGATAGTTTATGATATCCTCTCGATATTCTTGAGGAACCTCAATGCTATCAGTGTTTGATGTTATGTCTTGGGGATAACTATAAACTTTAATTTGTATCGTATCACCCGTTGTATCTGGTGTCGGATACACAAAGATAACATCATCCCAGATAGCATAGTCTGCTGGTGTTCCGGTTGGATCATCATTCGATGTTTTGGGATCATCTCTAAGGGTAACCTTGCAAAGCTTGTCGCTATCATAACGGACCTCTTTTATTGCAAGGGTATTATCTGGGTAAGTGTATTCTCTTTGATCTGCTACTGATGTTGTCTCAAGGGTTTTCTCAATAACCCAACCCTCTTTAGCCAGATCACTTTGTGCGTCAAATATTGCATCTCTTAGCATTTGATCAGAAAAAAAGTCATCGCCTACGGCATTATACCTCTGACGAGCACGACCCATCAAATCAGAAACAGTTAAAGCCATTTTATCAACTCCACGTTGTCGTTGTAAAAGTAGCTTCACTCCATGCACTAGTTGTAATTGTTTGTAGTGTAAATGAAGTAGAAACTTTCCCTACAAAATTTATTCCACCAGGGAACCTGTAGTAATATTCACCATTCTTAAGATGTATTGATGTCATAGAGTTTGTAACTGACATCTCGTTTGTGTATCCGTGAGATACCTTCTTACCAACCGTTGATGAAATACCAAATATGTTGGTGTATCCATGCAAAACGCTTTTACCAACCGTTGAGGACATATCAAGCGTATTAGAAATTAAATGAGCTACGGACAAAGCTAGATCCTGGGTAGTACCCCAATTATCAACTCCCCATGTAAAAGAACCCCACCGGTTAGCTTCAGAACCACCATAAACCAAAAGGGTATTCACAAAAGTTGTCGTATAATCAGCCATTAGTTAGCTCAATGTAATTTCTGTGATAGCCGTTAAAGTATCATTTGTGCCAACATTAATAACACCCTCAACATCCCTTGAAAGCATTGTACCTGACGTTGCGCTTGAAAATACGCCATATTCGGTTATCGCTCCAACGGCAACACCACTTGTAAACGTTGCCGTTAGCCGATAGATAGCTCCAGTAACGTTTGATACCGTTGCCTCTACCCTAGCTGCTTCCGTACCTAAGGCAGTGTTAGTATCGGCTTCCGCTGAGGAATCGGTGCCAACTGCAATATATTTCATGTCGAAAGCTGTTGCCGAAGCTGCTGCTTGCCCAAGAAAGCTTGCAACAAAGCTAACGCCATCCTGGGTTATAACATTGTTGCCGACCCTCTGTTCTTTTAACTCTGGACCATATAAAGAGATCCACCACCTGCCTTTTAGTTTCATCAGACACCCTCGTCATCTAATAGCTCGTCTCTGGCTTCCTTATCAGCCATATCTGATACATGAGAGCCTTTGATATGCTTTAATAGTCCGTTTTTGGTTCTAAATTCTTTGCCGCAAGCATGACAGACGAAAACGCTTGATTTCTCATCTGTGCTGTTCGATCTATTTATTTCCTCAAGCGCAAGTTTTTCGTCGTCAGGCTCAATTTTAAGCATCTTGTAACTTCTCGGATCAATTCTACCCTCTTTATCAAAGCTGAGAGAATTCATCTTCGCAAGAAATTGGTTCGCTTCAAAGTATTCCATATCGATCGATTGTCCGGCAGGTATCTTTATCATGACACCATTAAACATCTCGGTGTAGTCAAAACTATTCTGGTTAATTATTTTTACATTTGGCATTTTTTAATTCCCATTACAAATTAAATCAAAAACGTGAGAGCTAGCTGTCGTAGCTGTCGTAAATTCTACTTTGATGAATCTTGCTGATGTTTTCACTGGCACATAACAGTTTGTAACCGATGATGCTACGTTAAAAACAACAGGAGTTGCAGATCCGGCAACAGGCTCAATATATAGTGGCCTATATGTTCCATCTTCTGTCGGGGAACACCTTAACCGGATGTCTGTGCCGGATGTCATGGTAGGAATACCAATCATATAATGATTGAACCCACCACCAAGATCAACGGCACTAGTTAAAGTAATACCGCTATTCATCGTTATTGAGTATGGTTTTACAGGGCCTATTGTCATATTTATTACCTTCCAAAAACGGTTAATAAAAACTCATCGCCACTTGCACAACCTGTAACACCAATGTTACCAACGCTTGCCACACCAGAACAATCCTCATTGATAGCAAGCTTAATTGCTGCCGTTGAAAGACTTTGTGGAGATATCATTGCAGTATCAATGTAGGATAACCCTGTTGCTACCGCACCAGTAGCCGCATCTGCTGTAACCCTTAAAGCAAAAACTCTTTTGTCACCAAAAACCGTTTTAACCAAATTACTTGTCGTGTAAGCCATTTTAAACCTCAGATTAAAATAATTCTCCTGTCATTTGATGGATCAAGACAGGCTGATTTTTTGATTGTGTGAATTGAAAACATATCTAGGCACTCTTTTAAAGTCATTTGCCTTATGTGGCAGAGGTTTCCTTCTCTGTATGCTCCAAGGCATCCATTTTCAGTCGCATTGATATAGATCCCTGGTATTCTCTGAGCCACAACATCAAACCAAAGTTTGAAATTGTAGTAGCTTTGCCAGGTTCTAATTCTATGCCCAAAAATGGATGGAACCATGATGTAATGCCCTAGATCCTTATCATATTTTGAATCCCAAGCGTGAAAGCTTGTTTTTTCGCTGTCAGAAAAAGCAAAATCAGCACCGATAAAAATAGATATCTGAGAGCCAAGTATACCTTTTGCCAACATCAGCGAAGCACCAAGAACATTTCCTCCTGATTCAACGTAAATATGAAAAGGCTCTATTTCATCAACCTTTTTTGTATAAGCCTCGTCAGGCACAGGAGCATTAAAGAAATATATTTCACCTTGCCATTTTTCTAAAAGCTTTGGGTGTGTCCCGATAAAAGCTAAAAGCTTTTTATCTTTTGTTAGTTCAAAATACTCATCCTCTGATTTCAAACCACCCTCTGAGATTTCGTCGATGGTCAACTCGCCAGCATCCAAAGTCACATAGTAATCAACATCAACGCCTAAATCCTCCAAATAATGAAAGTTATGCAAGCATGATATAATTCTTATGTTTTCTGGTTTTTCCACCAAAAGATGAGCATTTTCTTTCAGAGATGGTCCACTTCCGACAATAACCGTTGGGGAACCCTGTATCTCACCGTACAAAGATCCCACAGATCGTTTCGAAAATGGACCATAAGAGGCGTGATTTGATCTGATTTGGGAAAGCCATTGCTGAGACCACCTATCAATCGTAGCGTTATCATTGGTGCAAGCTTGATTGTGCGCATCACCATGAGAGATCGGGGCACTATTGATGTAGGGTTGTAACTCTAACAAAACTTCTCTTACTTTTTTCATCTCAAATCATCCTCTTTCAAATTTTTTCAAATACTAAAATAAGCTTCACCTGATGCCGATGAAACGATTGCTGTTAACGCATAACCAACCGGTCCTTCTCCGCTGCCAGTTACAGCACCAACGCCATTAGCACCAACAAAAATGTTTGCCCTTGTTGCAATAGTTCCTGACGTAGCATTCATTTCAATTGTGCCAAAACCTCTTTTTAACAACCAACCATAGGTATTTGTTGTCAGCGTTGCGTGTTTAACTGCTCCTATTGGTCGGCCAGTATTAGTAGCATTAGTGACCGTAACAGACATGCCAGTCGCTGCGCTATTAAGCTGAGCCAAATAACCTGGGTTTATGTCTGTATCCGTATCATTATATGCCCAAACATATGTATTACCATCTTCAAAAGTTTTTAAAGTCCCAACGTCTGGGTGCTTAGAACCCAAAGAAGCTGTGACATGTGATTTTCCGTAAAAAACTACGGGATCAGCAGAAGTATACATAATATTAACCCCCAATTAAGCTGTGATTGCTGATAATTTTGCATGCATCCTGTTGTTGCTAGATGTCAAAGCACCCATCCACAAAATACGAGATACCAAAACCTCTTGGTTGATTGGCTTCATATATTCGGACGCATACATGTTGCGATCTGGATGGTAGTAAAGCCCAAGATATTTCATATTGAGCATAAACATATGTGCCGCTGTACAATGGCTGTCGATAGTGACAGGAGCCGAGTTAAACATCAAAGATGTAAATCCTGCTTTGGCCATGTCTTTATCTAAAAACCGTTGCTGTGGCTGAAGAAGGTTATAGAAAAGATTATACAAAGCCCTTGTTGTTACGATGTAATCAGGAGCATCTGAGCCAATCGTAGCATTTTGAAACTGAGTATTCATGGCAGAGATGGTTAGGGTGGTCGTTGTTGAATCAACGTTACCTGCCCACCAGGATGCCGTACTTTGCGAAATTCCCCCGACACTTTGGTCCGTAGCGACAATATCTCTTAACCCAACGATTGATTTTGCAGTCGTACCATCGGAAAAGATCCCTGTGCCAAGGATATCAGCCAAGGTTTTTTCTGCGATCATGGCCTTCGACGCTAAAAGCTTGATAACTCCAAGATCACCACCGTTTTTAAGTTTGTCTTCCTCAGCTACGGAAATGTTAGCATAAGCTGACTTCCAAGAATAAGATGCTTTGGTGATATTTTCGTTGTCTGCTGTTTGAAGGGTTTCAGTACCTGAAAACCAACCGCTAGATGTTGTCTGAGCATAGTTCAAAGGTATGTCAATAGTTGTCCCACCATTTTGTGAAACATATCGGCCAGAGCTCTTAAACTTTGCAAGCGTAGGATTGCTGTCAAAAATGTTGTCGTACATCTTAGGAACAATATGATTTCTTGTGATGCTGGTTAATTGATCGGTTAATGACATTTTAACACTCCTTATGATTGTCTTATGATTGTCCTCTCATCGCTTCCTGGATAAGTTGTTCATAGGACATGTTTTTTCTTGAATCTCTCGATTGTGGTGTCATAAGTTGTGGTGTGTCTGATGTTGACATAAACCCCTTTTTCTGACGGTTTTGTAACTCTTTTGCTGTATCCTCTTTGGCTCTTGATACAGCATTTTTCACAAGCTGATCGTGGTAAAAATCCCTAAAAGCTGCTTTAAAACTTGATATCCCATGCAGGGAACCATGTTCCAAAACGGCATACTCTAGCGATTTGCCGGTTTCGGGATCAGAGTATGAAAAATCTACATCAGGATAAAGGCTTTTAACCTCGTTTATCTGGTTATTTAGCTCAATATCCTGCTGTTCGATCTGACGGGTTTCTTTGTCTTTGTCATAAAGAGATCGTAATTCCGATATCTGACTTTTTAACGCAGAAACCTCGCTATTATCTTGGCCTTGATAAGGTGGTTGTTCGTTTTGTTGGCCAGAAAACGAGTTGAACCTATTATCATAAGCCTGTTTCCAATGGTTAGCCCAATCAGGATTTTGCTGTGCATACTCCATGTAGGGTTTCCATTGGCTCTCCAACTCTTGAGCTTGCTTCATCCTTGATTCTAGCTCAGTCTGTTGTTGTTTCAATGTAGACATGTGTTGAGCATAGTTATAACCTTGGCTCGCTCTTTTCAAAATTGTATCAATATCCTCCTTTACGGTTTTTCCGCTCGCAGAATATTCAAAATATTGTTTTTCAGTAGGCTGTTCTGCCGGTGCCTCTGCAGGTGCCTCTGCCGGTGCCTCTGCAGGTGCCTCTGGGCTTTCTTGCAACATGCTTTCATCTAATCCATAATCTGACATTTTTCACCTATTATATCATTTGTTGATTTTCTGCCATTTGTGGCTGTCCTTGTGGTTGTCCTTGTGGCTGTCCACCAGCAGAACCACCCATGATTTCAACTACTCCTGAAAAAGATTCTAAAGCCTGAGTTATAAGCTGTTTTGCTTCATCTGGTGCGTTTGATTGCATCAAACCATCGTGCAAAGCAGCAAGACCTTGGCCTACAACTTCGATAACCGCACCGGCATCTCCTTGTGGCTGTCCTTGTGGTTGTCCTTGTGGCTGTCCTTGTGGTTGTCCTTGTGGCATCATATCAGCCATTTTACGCTCCCTGTTGTTGTTGTTGTGCTAACATCTGCTGCCTTTCTGCTAGCCTTTGCAATATCTTTTCTTTGTTTGGCATATTGATCTGATCTAAGACTTCTTCTTCATCTATGATCCCTCTATCAAACAACGACAAAGATTTTCTTTCTTTGTCTGCCGCCTCAAACGGTAGATCAGATCCCGTTTTAACCCTAATATCAAAATTTCCCTTGATAATAAGAGTTTCTTCCTGCCCTGGAAGGATCTCACCATTTTTCGATTCGTTGTACGGAATAATCTTGGCGACCCTAACAGCCTCACCATTTTCTCCCTGCTGGTTTTCAATGCTCATTTTCATAAACATCTTAGAACCATCATCGTTCGTAATTCGATAGATCTTTGGAACACTGTAAAACTCAAAAACTCGGTTGGCATATTGCCTTCCTACCGTTTTTAAATATTCATCCAGGTTTCTTTGTCGTTGTCTTATCCTCGTCCTCGATGCCGATATAAGCTGCTCAATCGCTGATGCTGCTGTGACAGCTCCTTCGGTGTTCCCTCTGGAAAACTCAGATTGACCAGCCTGGTCATTAAACCAGCCTACAAGGCGATCGAGGATCTGCATAAATCCAGGGTTTAGTGGTACTCCCATCTCTCGTGTAACTGTAGATCCTGGGCTTTTTGGCACTACTAGACCAGGTTTGTTGGTAAGGTTCGATATGTCTAATTGTGGATCATCAGATATCCATATAGGATTGCCCATGAGTGCCATGGAATCTAATGCAAAGGATAGTATTTTGTTGAATACTACTTGAGATGGTTTAAGCTGTTCGATTTCACTAACACCGAAAAACTCTCTGCTTAGTATATAGTTGTTGTAACGAGAAAAAGGTATAAGACCATCTTCATATGGTAAATCTTCATCTAAAATAAGTAACCCGTTAGCAATGACCACATGTCTTCCATTCGGGTATTTTTTCTTGATGGTATATTGTTTTTTGATCTCTCCATTTTCGCCTTCTTTATCCTCTTCAATTTCTTCAACGTCTGACGGTTTTAAAAACCCTTCAAACACCAAAGTCTTTTCGATCTTACAATCGTATGATGCGCTATGGCTCATGTACTCAGGCATGTTTTTATCGGTGTTGTTTTCAGCATAGGTGCCAGATGATTTAACATCTGCCCTTTGCTTACCAATAAAGTCTATGACATCGCCTTTAATCAGGCTGGCAAACTTTGGATATTTTGCTTTTAACCTTGAGGTAGTCATTGGATGTACATACCAAAAGCCTCTCGAAATAGAATCGTTGATGTCATTACAGTCTGGATCAGGATAACAGTAGAATGGATCTTCTGACTTATAAACCGCTGCGCCAATGCCATAATCAATCTCAGGATCATAATTCATAGAGCTAAAGCCAGTGCCATAGATATAACCATCCAAGATTACCTCGAAGACAACCCTAAGCCAATTATACTTTTCCCATTCGCTATCAGCTATTTTTTCCAGTATCGAAGCAAATATCATGTCGGAAGGTTCTTGCGGAAGGAATGAAAATTTTGGCCTTACGTCTGTCTGAAGAGGAATCTGGCTTTGAATTGCTGACCAGATAAGGTTTACAACTTCGGATGATTTCCAGGATGGTCTTTGACTATCCCATTGAGCACCACGGAAAAACTTATAATATTCCATCCAGTTTTTGGAATACTGCTCACGATGAGACTTCCACTTGAAAAACTGAGACAAAAGGCCTTTAACCTTTTCCCTGTTTTCCTCATCCTGATCGACATGAGCACCGTCAACCAATTTGTCCTGCTCTAATAAATCAGATCCGCCAAAAGTCTCTCTCATCTTGTTCTAACCTCATAAGGTTCATACAATTTTCGGTAGTTAGCTGCGCTTTTGTCTTCTCGTCTTTTCGCAAATTCTTTTTCAATCTTTTCGATAGGCTCATTTCCTATTTCCTCGAGCCCTTTTTCTCTCACAACTCTACGATAATGAGATTTTGAGTTAATAACCATTCCAAGGCCAGGGTTATACTCAGGTTCATAATTGTCAGGATCGATATTACTTTTTGCTATAAGTCGATCTTCAGAGCTGCAAGTTTTCCCACAATCGGGACATGTTTCAAAAAGATCTATTTCAGAAATGCGTTTAAAGACATCAAACTCTTTTTTGCAACAACCACACCGATACGGGTAGCATGGCATATTTTGTCCTTAAGCGTTTGTTTTCAAAAGTTTTTTCATGTCTGGATCAATAACTAACGGCAGCGCTTTCTTGATTCCAGATGTATCCCCTAGTATAATACGTTTTCTCTTTTTATCAAAGTTATAAGTGTGTCTCGTTATATAGCGTGTGCTATCCATCACATGATTGCTGACGTCAACTGGCAGCATATCTTTTTGTCCCTGATCCGGCTTTAAATCCTTTGGCTCTGGATAGTGGTACATCGAATACTCATCTAGTGTGTGTGGGCTTGTGTTTCTAAAGATCTTAAACTTTTTGTTTGCTATAAGATCATAGTGATAATCGATACCGAGCCGGATGTCGTTTTGAGCGGGATAGGCAATGATCCCGTTGGCGTTTAGCTCTTTGATATACTCTGGCCTTGATGGATCACATAGATAGATCACTTTCCCATAAATGGCATTGTATGTTTTGCACATATCCACAACATCTCTAATGGTTTGTTGCGTCTTGTACCATTCCGCAATCTGATATTGATAGCCAGATTTTAATACAGCTCTCAATGTAATCACCATTGGATCAGTATAACCCCAATCAATGCCGCCAAAATATTCTGTGTCGTCTGGTAATGGGATTGGATCAATGACATCTGTTTCCTCGTCAAAATTTTTATAGACGAGACCTTCCATGCGTCCAAAGTTTCCACCATATATCATCGAAAAACGGTGTGGGTCCATTGTAAGTCTGCGCTGGTCGTATTCAGATTTGGGAAAATACGGGTTTTCGTAACTAGCCGCCTTGACATACTCGCACATATCGAGCATGTAGGGGTCCTTTTGTTCAACCTTTCGGATAAAGTCAGACCATAGCCAGTTTCGAGAGTATGGTGAGGTTACGATACAAACCGGACACGATGAAAAAGATGATCTCGCTTGAATATTGTCCCAAAAGTATCTTGAGTATAAACCGCCTTCATCGCACAAAATAGCTCTGACATTGGTAATTCCTACGACCGAATCTGGGTTTTGACCAGAGCGAATCCAAACCGCACCACCATTATGGATATTAAAGACCATATCCTTTTTATCAAGCTTCCCCATATCTCCATTGAGATTTAAAAATGGCGGCAATGTAGACTGGTTAAGTATTTTGTAAGTCGGTGAGGTTATGATGAAATTGTCGTTTTTATCTGTGAATTTGTGCATGTATCGCTTTAGCCAAACAATACCAGACAACGTCTTTCCAAATTGAATGCCAGTACCGGCAATCGTGAATTTCTTATCCGAGAAAATGATTCTGTTTTGCTTTTCTGAATGAGGTTTGAATATCACTTTGTCCTTCATTAAGAATATTTTGACAATAAATAGTTAATTTTAACCTTATTTTTTGATCAATTGTAGCTTTTATCCTTGAGGAAGGATTATATTCAAACAAACAACTGACCATCTTTTATTGCATCAAATATCTTGTCAGAAAATTCAGGATCAAAACTTTTATAAATTAAATCTGATGATCTCTCATAAAGATCCTTTCCCGTTTCTAACGAAATTAACTCTTTAAATGTCAATTCTCTACCCACCATCTTTTCTATGTCTTGCATGTCCATTTCATTTTTCCTGTTGGCTTGGTTTATATATCAATTTTTGTAGTCTTTCCTGACTATTTCCTCTCCAACATAGATAACCCTTTTTGCTTTTTGTCCGTCTGGATCATCACATGACCTGACAGCCATGCGAATGTCAGGAGATCCTCTGACATGTTCGTAATTATCGTGATATCGAAGGGTTTCACCAATTTTTATAAGCTTTGTAGCAACACATCTACGTGTTACAGCGTAGGAATTATTTATCTCAGATGCAGTTTTGTATTCTTGGCTCATAGTATTAAGATGATCGATCATAGCCATAGTTTGCACGAGGTTAAGTGCATGCGCATTGTCATTACTATCAAAATCTCTAATTTTAAAATGCTTTTCTAGCACAGTAGCACCATGGCGTAATGCCGACATGGGTGCCTCGTAGATATCGAGCGAATGATCTGAGTATCCAATATCGATGTTATACCGTTTTCGCATATTAGGAATATTAACAAGAGCATGTGTTCGTGACGGATAATCAATAACGCAGTAAAGTAGGGTAAGACGATCCCTGCCAAATGTTGTCACCAATCGTTGCAACGAATCAAAAGGAACACCACCGGTTGAAGCATAGACAGGCTTTTTTGTCTTTTTGATTTCTGCTACCAGCTCTTTGTTTTTAACCTCAGAGGAAGCTATTTTGTGGGTTTTAACAAATGGATCGAGAACACTAACCAAAGATGGATTAAATACCGAGCACATAAACTCAATACCTTCTTGCTTACAAACAGCGGCAATTGCCGCAAACCATTCAGATGGTATGCCATCTTTGACAACATTCTCAAACCCATAAAGATCTTGCGAAGTGAAACACTGAAATTTAATAGCATGAGCACCTAGTTGTTTGGCTTTTTTTGCTGATTCAAAACAATCGTTAATGTTGTCAAAATTACTTCCCACATCTAATACAATTTTCATTTCAAAACCTTCTCCCAAAAATACTTACTGCCAGGTATGTAACATTACGTCTAAAAATATCCATACCTTATTTTTTAGATTCTTTGATGCCCAATGTTACCTTTTCACCGTTTACGCCTTCAATGATGAAAGGTTCAGGAATTTTGTGCTCTACATGTTCTTTGACTTTGCCGATAAGACGATCAAACATAAAGTTAAGCCTGATGTGATCACCCTTGATGATCCCCATGACAATGATACGACATATAAAATGGTCAACCGATTCTTTTGACCGATCTTTTAAAATTTTTTCTAATTCATCTAACGGCATCCTCAAAAAGTGTGTTAGCCTGTTCTGTACAAAATCTCGATTGAGTTTTTGTGCAAACGCTACCTCAGGTGGCTTTTTCGCTCTACCTTTCGGATTACCACTTTCACCCTTTTTATAACCCATATTAAACCCCGCTGTATATTATTGCTTTTTTAAAAGTATTTTATCTATTTTATTGATCTACCGTTCCAGTAAAGCTTTTCAGACTTAATTAATGTTTTTGACTTATCTCCATAAAACATAGATCTTTTATCAATGTCATAAACACAAATAAAATTATGTGGCATAACATACTCAGAAATATAGACAGGAAATTCCCTTGAAACTGCCCATTCATAAAATTCTTGGTGGTTAAACTCCCCATATTTAGCTGCATTTAAATAAGGAATATCACAATAGACAACGCTGTTTGGTAGTATTTCTACATCTCGATAGTCTTTAGAGCTAAAGTTTAGCTTATTTAATCCCTGCAACTGCTCCAACCGCTGCAAACTCTGCAACCGCTCCAACTGCTCCAACCGATCCAACTGCTTATTGGGCAAAAACTGATGTAAAACTTTTGGAAGTTTATTTTTAACCCTATAAAACCATATTAACTGCCATAGGTATGATCGTTTAGCTTTAATCGTTTTTATATTAGTAGGCCATTTATCAAACCCAAAAACCTCTTTAACTAGACAATCAAACTCATCAAAAACAACGGCCATATGCATTGATTTTTTATATGGCTCTATTTGTTGAGAAAACATATAATTTTTTTGATTACCCGCAAAAGACCAGCAGATTCTCACATAGGGATCATCTAGCCGTTTAAAAAACTGATCTCTACTTATCCATTCAGGCTTAAACTTATTGTAGTTGTAATCTCCATTGGTCGCCTTTTTAACCAACGCAACAATATCCGATTTGATCTCATTATAGTGAAAGTGTTTATAGTGATGGTCTTTCCTTTTAATCATGTAATGAGTTACTGAAAACCCACCACCGAATAGATCATAAAAATGATCTGCCTTGGGAAAATTCATTGCCAAAGACGCAATAATTTTGTCTTTAGACCCCATGTATGGAATTCCATATTCACTCATAATACTTTGACCTTATAACCACGTTCTAATAGTTCGTCGAACAGCTCTTTTTGATCATCCTCAGATACAAACGTAACAACAAGCTGTAATTTTTTATCTGTTTCAGTAGGATTTTCGTTTGGCTCTTTAAACTTAAATTCATCATCTTGATCAGAGCCATCATCAATGTTGTAATCCTCAAAACCATAATCGACCATTGCATAGTCTTCTGCGTTTAGCAGCTTGATAGTCTCAGCAAGCTTTGTATGATCCCAGATTGATTTTTCTGCTGACTTGTTATCAAACACCCGATAAGCATCTACATCTTTATTTTTTAAATCTGAGACAATCACATTGATATGCTTCCACCCCGCTTCGATCGCTGCGTAATAGATCCCATGACCGGCTATTATTTTTTTATCATCAGAGATCGTGATTGGCTTCTGTTGCCGAAACTTTTTAAGGCCTTTTTTCAAAAGTTTGACGTTATCCTCATCGTGTATCCTCTCGTTTTTAGGATCGGGGATAATCTCATCTATTGGCATATATATTGCATCTAATTTGTTACAGTCCATAGTTGTCCTTTCGAATTATGTATATAATATCATATACATAATCGAATACCTAAAAACAAATGTTTTTTCTGTTGATATCATATCATAATTATACT